TCTTAATGGTTTCACTAATAATTTTAATAAGAGTATCAAGATTTAGACTATTTATATCTTTATCCACTTTTTTACCAAATATATCAAAAGATAATTTAAAATTATTTTCTCCTGTTTTTCTTATAGTCAAAGTAAATTCATCTTTGTCATTGGTTGTAATTTGAAATTCAAATATTAAAGATTTACTAGGAATTGTTTTCATTTTAGGCTCGTATTTAAATCCAGTAATAGAAATATCTTTGATATCATTTTTATAAAACCAATCATTAATTAAATTTTCTGGATGTTTTATTAATTCTGATAATGTTTTAATATCATCAGCAAAATCATTATTCTTTATTATATCAGTTAATTTAGTTTTAAAATCATTAATATCAGTTATTTGAACCTCTCTATAAGATGTAATATCTTTGGAATTTGGATTAGGTAATGTATATAAATATTCAAAAGCATTTCTAGTGACATACATTTTTTGTTCATCAACATGAAATAATATTTTAGTATAAATAACAGCCTGATCTGATGATAATAATTTATTAATAGAAATTACAAGCATGATTCCATTCTGACCATCTTGATAAACGGAATCAGTAGATAGAACATCATCACTTTTAAATATTTCTTTTATGGAATTATAAATGTCCTGTATAGAAATTTTATTTTCATTCTGTTCTTTTATGAATTGAATATAACTTTTCATCTATTAATATACAGGATTTTTTAATTCACTATTCAAAAATTCTTTTGTAACAAGATACCTATGATTAATATCTGAAAAATCACTTTCATCTATTCTTGTTACAGAAACTTTAAGACCTTTAAAATAGTGCATCTTTGGAGTACCTTTTAATTTAAGAGGCAAATTATCAATGTTTAATTTTATAACAATCTGAATACCGAAAATATCACTGATATAATATAAACCAGAAAGATCAATCATTGTTTGAGTTGCCCCAGATTCAAAATAAAAATCTTCAATATAAACCCAATCTCCCTTGTAGAATAAATTTTCTTTTATATCAACTAATGTTGTTCCAGATAAATTGTGTGTTACAGTTCCGGATGGACCTGTGATTGTTGTTGTTCCAGTAAATACACGATCTACAAAGGTTGATAACGAATAATAATAAGAATTATTAAATACCGAAGCTGCTGGATTTAACATATTATATTGTGAAACATCAACAGGTGTATCAATATTTCCAAGAATTAATTGCTCGGTTTTAACATTTGGTGTTCCATCATAAAACAATACGTTTATATTCATTTTATTTGAATATAAAGCAATATCAGGTCTAACAATAAAATCTACAGATTGTTTATATTGTAAATCCTGATTTAAAGCTACACTTAATGTTAATCCAGTATATTGTACTGTTAAATTATTATAAATATTAACCAAAAATTTACCAGATGTTGGAACAGTTATCATATATGAAACTCCACTAGATAGTGTTGTTGGTATAAGAGCGGCTGCGGTGCTTAATTGTGACATTTTAGCAATGTTATAGTTGGCTATATCTGTTGTATAAATATTGTATATCTCAGTATAATCAACTTGTTGGGCATCAAATTTAATTAATGGATAATTTTTTGTATAATCTAATTTTATTTTAACTGTATCGGAATCAGCAAATTGATTCGTTTGATATAATTTTATTAAATCATTCATATTCAACAATTGACGTTTTATATCATTGATATCAGTTTGTGAATATAAAAGAGATTTAAGTTTAACAATATCTTGATTCATACCAATAAATGATGATGTTATATTTGAATATTGTTCACTTAATCTAACATAATTATTCATTACATTATTGTATAAATCAAAACTGAAAGCATCGTAAATACTGGTAGGATCATATTTTTGTGGAACCATATCATTATCTACCTGAAAATCTAAATTCAAATTATAAATATAACTATAACCATCTTGATTATCTGTTGTTACTAATTTTCTTGTGGTGGTAATAGATCTATCGTTGTCATTACCAAAATCGTTATCTGGATTATCAAGAATTTCAATTCCATAAAGATTTGTACTTTGTTTTCCTGTTGAATTATCTCTTATAGTATAATACCACAAAATTGCATTAAATTCAAAATCAGCCGGCGGATTTCCATCGGTGGATAATCCATCAAAATCATCAAAGTTATTAACAACTTTACCAGCTTGTTGTGATTTATAATAATGTTTAATATCAAAATCTATATTTACACCATCTAATTGATTCGAATTAAATTCTTCTAAATTTTCTACATAATCATCAGCTTGTAAACCTACATTATTAACTCTTAATACACCATAATATTCACCAGAATATCTTAAAGGATCTCCGGTGGATGTTTTGTATGTTTTATCATAAGTATCAAAATAACCAAAATAAGAACCCGGATAATTAGATGGATTTGTTCTAATAGGAGATGCAAGATTTTCAGCACCTATAATTTCATCTTGTATTTGCTCATCTAAAATAGGTAATTCTAATCCCGGATAATAATTCGAATTAGCGGTTGTTTGAAAAAGAACACTTGGTGTTTGACCTGCGTGAGATGGAATCATACCAGAAAATTCTGTAAAAAATTGTTGTTGTGATTTAACTTTGCTAGTATATTGTATTTCACCTATATATGGAACTAATGTATGATATTGTAAATAACATACTCCAAAATAAGTATTACCATCAGTCCAATTCAAATCTAAAGTTATTGTAGTTGAACCTGTATTATAATCAAAAATAATATCTGTGATAACGTGAGTAGATCCTGTTAAAGCACCATCTAGAACAGTACTGCCGGTATTTATATAGATTATATCTCCGATTTTAAATTTTGCAATTTTAGAAATAAACAATTCAGTATGTACACCATCAGTATCAATTTGACAATCATAATTTCTAACTTGACGTTCTTTCCATAAATATTTTCTATAATAATCTTGATTAGAAACTGTAGATGCGTTTGTATTATTAAAATCTGGCATATTTTTATCCCAATCAATTTTATGTTCGGCTGTTTCAAAATCTATGATTTTATTTAATCTACACCATTTCCAAAATATCATTTCAGTAGGAGATTGATTTTCTTTTGAATTGTAAAAATCTTTATTTGCAGAAATTTTTGTATTTCTAAATTCAGCATCCTGATTAGCGATATAATTTCTTAAAGATTCTACCAATTGCTCTGAATATTTGACAGGATATGAACTATTTGGATCAAAATTATACATATTTACATCGTTTGCAACTGGATCATCTGTTTTTGTAAAATTAAGAATTCCTGCGGATGGATTACTTGTTGGAATGTTAAGTAATACAAATTTTGACATATACATAACAACATCATCCTGAAATGGATAAATATTCATATCATTTGAGCTGGATGGAAAGGCATAGAAAGATGTTCCTACGTTACGCATACGCTTCATTAAAGGGCAGCTAGCCATATTTTAATTATTATTTTTTAATTCTTTTTCTAAAATAATATCAATTTTTTTTAATTGATCATATTTAATTCTTAAAAGATTTATATTATTATTTTTACAATAATCATTTTTCTTTGACAATAAATGTATCATTATTCATTTTTTTATTATCTTTACCCAATTTACAGTGGTTTTTCTTTTTATATATTAAAAAGGCTAGCGTGTATTTTAAAAATTTTTTTATATTGTTGATTATTTGTATCTTTGTATTGTTAAATTAGAATATTATGATGAAATCAGAAAAAAATTATATTATATTAAATTGGATGGATGGTGGTACAACCTATTTTAAAACAAGCATCGATGCACTTAAAGAATTTAATAAACTTAAAATGGAATCTTTAAAAGAAGGAATAGAATTTGATATGTCTTGTTTTAAAATATTAAAAGAATTTAACAATATTGACAAATAATTGTTTTAAAATAAAAATGTGATGAGAAGTTGTAAAGAATACCCGTATAAATTAACAACTATAATTCCAAAGGGTTCATCGATTGGTTCAAAGAAAAGGGATACAATCAGACATTCTTATTATTCGGTGATTGAAAGAGCACGTGGTGATCGTGATGCTTGGATGACGATAGGTTATATGAGTTGGATAATTGATAGGAAAACAAAAAAGACTGTATTATGATTTTATCTGAGGGAACTGTATTTAAATATTACGGGAAAAGACATAAGGTTGTTGAATATCATGGTGGTGGTTTGTATTCTATCATCGCACTTGATAGAAATGATAATGAAATCGGCGAACAATTTACAATATTTTATCCAAAAGATTGTCAATAAGATGGTATTTATTTTAATAAAAAGAAATAACAATTATATTGAATGGTGGAAAATTAATCCATCCGATAAAAAATATTTAGATAATTATCGTGATCCAGACAGTCCTGAAATAAAATTATATAATTGGGGTGGTGGTTGGAATACTCTTGGAAGTGAATCTGATACTATTCTGGAAGTTTTAGAAGCCAAAAATTGGGAAGTTTTAGAAAAATTAGAACACAGAGAGAAAACAACATATTATCAAAATCTCAAAAAAAATTCTACTGATAAATCATTGAAAATTGGGTGGTTATCACCAGAAGGTGAGATGCATTATTGTGATTATCAAGAACATATTTCTTATGTTCACGAAATTCTTGATAGTGATGTACCAACAATTGAAAAACTTGGATGGCTTCACATTAGAAAAATGGATGATAATACTCCATTTTTTACATCAGATAAAAGAATTACAATAAAGCAAGCAATAACTTTGAAAGAAGAACTTGGTATTAGTGTATCAGATGAGGAAATTTTATATCAATAATTTTTTTATATTATAGAACATTTGTATCTTTGTATTGTCAAATTAGAAACCCAAAAACAAAAACATTATGAAAAACAGAAAACTTACAACTCCAGCAGATGTGAAAGATACCATTTCACAGGTTGATGAAATCATTACCAAAATAGAATCCGGTTTCAAGGAAAATACAAAATCTGATGAGAATGGTTGTGTGAAGATCACTATAGATGGAAGTTTCTCACAGAAAGATAATCAAGAAGTCCGTGATGCATACAAAGAATCCGGGTGGGGAACTGTAATGTTTCAAACACTGGGATTAAAAACAAGGTGGAATTTCCGTAAAGGATAATAAAAAGGGGTGATTTTCACCCCTTTTTTATTTTAATAAATCTAAATCTCCTAAATCGCCAGTTCCAAATTCTTCACTAATTTTTTCTGCAGCTTTTTCAACAAAATCATCATCTTCTTTGTCTGGTATTTCTTCCATTGGATCTTCAGTATATCTTTCTCCAGAATATAAAAATCTTTCATATTCTTCCTCGTCAAATTCAACAGGTTCTTTGGTATAATTAATCAAATCTTCATCAAAAATCATTTCTTCTACAACATCTATATTACCATCTTTAACTAATTCTTTTAATTTACCTATAAAAAGGTCATAATCCGGATCATCTTCACTGAATTCAAGAATATATTTCTTAATTTCATCCTCATCTCCTTGATCGAATAAATATCTTAAATCAGTCAAGTATGATTTCTCATCATCATTTCTTATTACTAGTGTCATAGTTTTTTCTTTATTTTATATCATATATTAATGATTGTTTTAAAAAACTTTTAATATACTTATGTATATATTAATAAAAAAGAGAGAATGAAATTCAGTATTGTAACATCTTTTTATAATGAAACACCAGAACTTATAGAAGAAGTTTGTAAAAGTGTTTTGGCACAAACATATACAAACTTTGAATGGGTAATAACTGATGATTTTAGTCAGAATGAAGAAACAACAAAACTTGTTAAATCATTACCTGAAAGAGATAAAAGAATTAGATATGTAGAAGAAAAATACAAAAAAGAAGTGTGGTGGAATCCACAAACGTATGCTACTGGTGATGTAGTTGTTACAGTCGATGGTGATGATCATACTTTTCCAAAAACATTAGAAGTATATAACTATTTTTATACTAAATATCCTGATGTTATTTGTATGACAACAGAATTAAAAAATTATAAAGATACAAATAGAAATTATTATGGATCTATTTATATTAACTATGAAAACTATAAAAATCATTTAGATTATTGTTTTGATGTAAAAAATGATCCAAATATTTTAAGGCATGGGAAAAATACGTTATTTACACATGGTTATAATCGTTCTTGGAGAAATATAAATGGATTAGATTTTAGAGGAGATTTAGATAGTAGATTAATTATTGTTGATTTTCTTCAAATTACAAAGTTAGAAGAAATGGGAAAAATATTACATATACCAAGAGTTTTGTATGGATATAACACAAGAGAAGTATCAATCAGTAGATCTAAAAACGAACATAATGATCAAAATTTAAGGACTCAAGAGATTGATCAATCAATCAGAGATAGAAGAATTGGTAAAGAAATTAATAGTATTAAAAGAACTTTTGATCAAATATACATTGAAAGTAATGCTTTTTTTAATTGTAGTATTAATTATGATACTGTATCTAAAAAATTATCTTACATAACACCAGATATAAAAACACCACTTCAACAAGATCAAATAAGAGAATTATTTTTTGATCACCAGATTTATTTTAACGAATATAGGGATGATATTGATTATTGTGTGGTTCAATTTAATTCACAAGAACAAGAAAAAGATTTTTTACCAATTTATGAAAAAATATTAAAATACATTGGAAAAATAGAAGTTATAATTCAAATAACTTATAAAAAAATTGATCAACCAGAAAATAATTTATTTGTTCCAATTAAAGAATTTTTACAACAAAGACATTATATAGGTTGGTTTGATTTTGATAATCATTTTCTTGAAATAAAAATATATTAAAATAAAACAAAATTATATTTTTATTATATAAAATATAAAAAGAGCATATATGAAAAAAATTAAATTGATATTAAGTATCATTATTGGTTGTAGTTTTTGGTTGTTTTTGATTCCACAAATTGTAAAATATTATGATGTAGATAAAAATTATCGTGGTAGTTCGTCAGTTGATTCGATCATAGTAAATAATAAAACAAAAATTGTTGAATCTTGGTCAAATGGAAAATTAAATCATCAATGGATTATAAAAGATACTATTTTTCCAACTTTTATTGGTGGTGATAGTGCACTTTTATCTTATATGAATGGATTTAAATATCCAGAATCTGCTATTAATAATAAAATTCAAGGTAAAATTTTTGTTCAATTTGTAATAGAAGAAGATTGTACTATTTCAGATGTAAAGATTTTAAAAGGAATACAAAAAGAGTGTGATGAAGAAGCAATTAAAATGGTTACAAATATGCCAAAATGGAGAAGTCCTGCTTATATCAATGGTAATCCTGTAAAATTTACATTCGTTATTCCAATTCAAATGAAATTGAAGTAAATGTCTGATATTAAAGTAGAAGATGTAATCGATTATTGTGCTCAAGATTTCTTTATTGATGCTTGTGATTTTCAACAAGTGTATGAAGAAATATTGACATTGGGATATTGGATTAAAGGATTTGGTCCAAAAAATATTTTAGAAATTGGAAGTAAGGGAAGCACTTTCTTTTTATTTTCTAGATTTTCAACTGGAAAAAAAGTAGCGGTTGATATTGATGATAGACGCAGAAATTTACATCATTTTATGTTTGGTGAAGATTATGTATTTTTCGTTGGTAATTCACAAACAGAAGAAATGAGAAATAAAGTAAAAGATTTTTGTCCACAATATGATTTTATATTTATTGATGGAGATCATTCATATGATGGTGTGAAAAGAGATTTCGAATTATATAAAGATTTAGTATCACCAAGGGGTTTTGTTGTATTTCACGATATAGATCCAAATCATGTATTTAAAGGTAATCTGGGTGGTGGTGATGTATGGAAATTCTGGCAAGATTTAGATTACGGATCTAAAACTATGTTAGTCACTCAAAAATCATCTGGAAAAATTACCTGTTTTGGAACAAAACAAGGTTTCGGTGGTATTGGTTTGTGGAAACCTTAATTTTTAAATTTCTTTTTAAGAGTTAAAAAAGAATCAGTCACATTCCTTATTATATTATTTTCTCCAACAATATCAGGATGCCACCGCATTACTAATTTTCTGTATGCTTTTTTCAATTCATCCAAATTTTTTGCATCATATAATGATTTTATTTCTGGGTGTTCTTTTTCGTATTTTCTAATATCCACTCCAACATTTAACCAAATATCTGCATCAGTTAAACAACGATAACTGTCAAATCTTATTAAATCTTCAGCAGCAAGGAAACAAAATTCATCATAAAATAAAACATCGACACGTTGTGTTCCCTCTTCGATACCAAATTTTTGCTTCCATTCACCGTTATACCATCCATCAACTTCAGTAGAATGAGAAATCATATTATCTAATGAATGATAAAAAAAACTATGAATAAGAGTTTTTGGATTCATCATAGTTAAATGATGAGTATTTAAATGTGGATATTCGTATATTTTTTTATTAACAAGACATTCTAAAATACCATTGATATTATAAAATATATCACCATCTAATTCTACTAACAAATAATCTTTTTTAACTTCTGGAACATTCATAAAATATAATGTTTAGAATACAAAGATACGATTATTCTATGATATAAAAAATTAATGTTTGGATATTTTTTCTATTTCATCTCTACATTTAACTAAATCATTTGGTGATAAATAATCAGTATGAACAAAAGATACATAAGAACCTATTTTACTCTTATAAAAATTTGAATCTTTCAAAAAATCTATATTTCTGATATAAAGGCTGTCATCGAATTCGTTTGTATATTTTAGAAAATCATCATTTATTTTAATTGATTTGTTAAAATAATTGGATCCGGGATATACGGATATAATTGTGGTGTCGGTTTCATCTGGTTTTACTTTTTGCAACCAATCTATTGTTTCTTCTACAGTTTTATATGACTCACCGGGATGCCCAACTGACATTAGGGCTTTTACTTTCAGACCATGTTTTCTTGCTATTTCAAAACAATTAGTATTTTTATCAACATTACACCCTTTATTCATGTTTCTTAAAATTATATTTGAACCAGATTCAAATCCAACTAACAACCATTTAAATCCAGCTTCTAACATTAGTTTGGCTTGTTCATTAGTTAATAAATCACTTCTGGTAAATCCTCTCAAATTGAAACTAACTCCATTTTTATTTTGATATTCTATTAATTTTTCTAAAAGTTCGTGAAATCTATTTTTGTTTAAATTAAGTTCGTCATCATAAAACATGAAACCAGTATAATTATACGATTTGTATAAGAAATCAATTTCTTTAATAATATTTTCTGTACTTCTGAATCGTATTTTATTAAAAGATTTAGAATTTCTACCAGAGCAAAAACCACAACGAAACGGGCAACCCATTTGAGATATTATATTGATTGCTTTTTTTCCATCAATTTCATATTTATAACTATTTATATCTAAGAAACTCCTATCAATTTCAACGTGATCATATTTTTCATTGGACAAAAACAAATCTTCTGATTCCTCAGAATTAATTATTTTTTGATCTTTTAAAATTGCATCAAAAACAGAAAATTCACCATCTCCAATAACAATAGTATCTACATATTCAAGAATAGTATTAATGTGATCAGAACAAATTTTAGTTATATCTGGTGTAGAATTATTCATTGATGAATTCATTAATGTTAGATGAGGTCCACCTAATATTATTTTAATTTTGTGTCTTATTTTTATATATTTACAAAAATCATATACTAAACTAATTTGTGGTGTTACAGCGGTAATACAAATAACATTTATAGAATTTTTAGTTATGAAATCATCAATTAAAGAATAATATTTCTCTTGACTGGACAAATCTAGAAAAAATACATTGTCATTGTATTTCTTTAAAGCAGTTGCAACTCTTAATATTCCAAGAGACATAAATACTCTTTGATCAATTAAAAATGGAGATGGTGGATTAATAAAACCAACATTAATATCTTTTATTTTTTCAAAATCCACCATTTAAAAAATCTTTTTTTATATAAAATATCTTCTAGAATTAATCTTCTTCTTTCATTAATTTCTTCTTCTTCTGATAAAATAGGTTTTGATTTTTCTTTATCTTCCCATCTAAAACCAAATAATTTATATAAAATCATTCTAATTTTAGGTGGTTTAACATCAAATGGAATTTCCATTGTACCAAAATGTAAATAACCAATTGTTTTATCTTCTGGTGGTTTTATATCAACCCATTGAGTTGTTGAATTATTATATTTAAGAACACTACCACTAGTAGTTGTTGCACCACTAATTGAAATTGTTCCGTATAGTACGTTTGGTTGCTGGAAGTTCATTTTGTTGTTTTATTTTTATAATTCAACATATACTTATAATTTTCATTTAGAAATGAATGAATTAAAAGAAAAATCATGCATAGATTTAGGTTATAAATATTTGATTATAATGGATAAAAATTATAAAGAATTTGAAGAAAATTATGCATCCATGTTTCTATAATGACAAACTATATATTCTGGCATCTTATCTAATTTTTTGAATTTTGTTCCCAATGAATTTAATTTCATAATTGCTAAAAAATCGTGACCATATCCAGTAGGAAAACCAAATTTATCTCCATTTTTAAACGATTTTGGATTTTTGTGACTGAAAGATGATGTTCCGATACTACCATATCTTGGTTCTACAATTCTGGTATAAGTTTTTGTAAATTCTTTATTTAAAATCATTAAATCATCATAATAAATCCAGTCCCATTTATTTGTATCAAATTGATCTGCAATTATTTGTAAATGGTTCTTACCAATTACATCATCACTATCAAGGTATGAAAAAATTTCTCCACTACAATATTCAAAAGCAACATTTCTCATTTCACCAGAGTAAGGTGCTTGTTTTGGAATAGGGATTATTTGTATATTTGGATAAGATGTAAAATTTTTATCGTAAAGTTCTACAGTTTTTTGACATCCATCAGCAACTATAATCAACTCTTTATCATCGTATGTTTGATTTAGAAATGATTTAACTGCTCTTACAAATTTAATATCTTGATTTGTTTTATTCGGCATTTGTAGGAAACTCGCCATTATTACACTGATCTTCATATTCTTCTAGAATATTTTTTAGAATAGTAAAACGATTATAATTCGTTCTATATTCGTAATCATAAGCTATTTTTTTAGCTTCACTCATAGTTATATTAATATCCACCGGTTTTGTTAATTTATATTTTCCTTTGGTTATTTTTTCTAAAAATCCACATTTTGTTAAAATGTTTCTAAATTGATCAATGTTTGATGCAGTATCATTTTTATCAACATAACAACCACCAGTACCTATTAATAATATATCTTGTCTTTCAACAATAGTTCCTACTGGAATATTAACAAAATAGTTTAAAAATTCGTTCCATTTTTTCATAATGAAAAATAATCTTGCATTTTTGTACTATTTTCTTGATGTTTAAAAAAGAAATATATGTTTTTAATTTGATTTTCTGATAAAATTGTATCTCCGCGATAAATTGGATCTCCATCACTTGTTTTAGTTGTATATCTAAGGTAAATATCATATCCTTTTTCTACATCTTTAGAAATACCATTAGTACCACTAAATCCTATGTGAAAACCATGAAAATTCCATTTTTCACAAACAAATGAATTATCATAAGATAATTCTCTAACATAAATATAACCATTACTATCTATATGTCTATAAACATCTCCTATCTTTACATATTTATCTGTTGTTAAACTTAATGGTATTAATTTTCCATAATCGTCACCACAACCATAATATATTTCAGAAATCCAATCATTTAGTTTGGTAAAACCGTTAATAATTTCAAACTCTGGATTACCTGATGTTCCTATCCATCCGGTTTTATCTATATTTACAACTATTATCCAAATGTTTTTTAATGGTGTATTAATATTAACAGAATGTTTTTTCATAAGTGTAACAGAATCTTCAACAGATTTTTTATCATCTTCTATATCAATAAGTTCACCACCGGGATAAAGTTTTGTTTTTGGTGGTTGATGCCATTGTTTAATTGTTTTAGTGGCAATAACTTTGTGAATAAATTGTTTCTTATTGTTTTTTACATCATTAAATTCTTCTTCTGTAAAATACTTTTCTAATAAATCGTTCATAAATATTTTTTATTTTTAAATCAATGTTATATATTTGATAAAGTGGTTCTAAAACTAATAATTAGATATAAAATAAATGAAATTTTGTTTTAATTTTTTTATTATGGTATCTATTCTTATCTTTGTAGTATGAAAAAAGAAATAAAAGATTTTTTAAGTAATATTGATACACCATTAAAACAGGTAAACTTTTGCATTACTCAATCAGAGCAAGGGAATTGGTGTTTGATATCGAAAATACAATAAAAAACATTAATAAATTAAAAATCAAAAGGTAATGGTAATATCGTATAATTTTCATTTTGCAGTAGGTGGTAATTATCATCTTGTTGAAATTTATAAATCTTATACATCTGAAAATGGTGTATCTGATTTTGTTATAGCTTTCGAAGGTGGAAATTTTTCTAAGGTTTGTAAGGAAATAAAAGATTGGAATAGGAAAGATAATTTACATCTTACTAATGAACAACTTGCAAAATTGAAGAATTTAGCAAAATACAAAGAAAGTGGAATTATTGGTGAAAATTGTGAATTTTATAATAATTAAACTATGACACATTCAGAAAATATCGGTAATATTTATAGTTGGGGTGATTGGGAACAGGGTTGGATGGGAAAAGTTATAGTTATTGAAGTAGATAAAAAACATGTTTATCTTCAATCTATATACAAAGAAAAAGATATTGTATTTATAAAGGATAGAGTTAAATCCATTGAAAAAGGATGGTTTATAAACACTCTTGATCCAATAAAATTAACCCATAAGGAATTTGAAAAAGATTTGATTAAAATATATACTTTTGTTGAAAAAATAGAAATTTTTTAATATGTATATCCTTTTTGTTTCACCAAAATCACAATAAATACAATTATATGAAAGAAACAAATGTTAAAGATAGGGTTCCAGCAAGGTGTTGGTATTATCTGTTAGAATTTAATGATCTGGATGGTTGGGAAACCATGTGGAGAATGTTTTCTAAGGAAAGACTTTTAGATTTAACTTTTAATGAATTTTGGGAACTTTTTTATAAAGCAACAGGGGAAGATTTTGCAACTAAAGATACTATTGAATATGGTGATAAAAAAACTACCATTGATGATAAAGAAGTACCGGATAGGTGTTGGCAATATCTTAAATCTTTCAATGAAAGAGATAACGGAAATATCATGTTAAATCTTGTAACTGGTGATGGAGTTTGTGATTTAACATTTGATGATTTCTGGAAATATTTTGAATTTGTTACGAAACTTGAATTTGAATCAAAAGGAAATTATTTTGTATGAAAAAGGGAGATGTAGTAAAATTTAAACCTGAATTTGCATTTGGTGATGCAGAATTCGACTTCGAATTACTCGAGGATCCTGATGGTGGAAGAGTAAAAATAAAATTAATTAATCATCCAACTTGGAAAGAACTCGCACCGGTGTCAGTAGTATTATTAGATTGGATAGAATTAAAAAAAGAAACATTATGATATCACACATTTTATTTTACGCTGGGATTTTTATGATTTGGTTGTATTTGTTGATAGTTTTTGCTAATATCATTCAATACACTTTCAATAAAACAAGACTTTATCATGTTCCAATAGTTCCAGATTTCTGCCAGACTTTAGCAGGAATGTTATTTATATCTTCAGTAATTGCTTTAATAATGGAAATGATATGAAACATAAAAAAGACGCAATAGAATTAGCCGATGAAGTGGTTAAGTTGCACGTAGAAAATGGTTTATCGAGGGAAGATGCTAAAAAAGCCGCAATTGTGACTTTTTTATATTCTGTAAATACTGGATTATTTCCAGCTTATGAATCTGTAAATAAAAGGGCTTATAATTATTTAAAAGGTGAACCATTTCCAAATAAAAATTGATATGGAAAAACAAACTGGTTTTTGGAGAACTGATGTTCCCAAGTGGAGAACAGTAATTGAAATAATAGCTACTACTATTTTGGTAGGCGGATTTCTTACACTAATGTTTAATGTTTTTAAATGATGATACGAAAATTCACATCACAGATTTTAAGGGGTGGTTATTGGTTAACACCTTATGTTATTGAAATTGATGATACTCATGTTCGATTTTCAAAAAGAACAAAATGGTTGGTCAATAAAGAGGAAGCATCAATTAAATTAACTAAGGTGTCTTGCGTGAATATCAAACCATCTATCATTGGAACAGATATAGTTATTGAAAGTTATGGTGAGGGAATCATTACAGCTAAAAACTTTTCAATATCTGATGCCAAAACAATTAAAAAAATTATTGATGATTTTAAAGAAGAACAAATATGAAAACAAAATGTGGAATATGTGAAATTGGTTTCGAACCGACCCCAAAACAGAAAAAGGCTTGGTGGGCAAAGAACTGGTGTGAATCAAATAGTGGTTTATTGTGCCTAGATTGTCATAAAGTTGCTCAGGAATTAGGTTGCGTAAGTAAAACCGAAATGCCTCTTGGTGTACTTCCTTTTGCTTCAGATATTATGAACTTATCCAAATCACCTAATATTGACAGGGATAAGGTTAATGAAAAATACAAGAAAGAAACTTGGAGACACTGGGTTGAAGAAAACGATGAATATTAAAAAATTTTTTGTAACAATTTAATTTAGTATATTTGTATTATGAAAGAAAAAACTTTAATTCAACAAATCCGTTCTAAAAATTTTAGTCATCGGGATATTAATGAAGAAGATCTTCTGATAAATCATTTTGATAATTTGGATAAAGGTGATTTTACCATTTGTTTTAATGATGAAAAATTAGATTTTTGGACTCAGGATTTTACCGGTGAGAAAATGGCAACTCTTACTAAAGGTAATATTTATAAAATCTTGGATAAGAAAATTGGAGATAATGTAAGAAGTGGAGGAGACCGATTAATTCAAATTCTCAATGATAAAAACAAGAAAACATGGATTTTAACTGATAGATTTGCTTTCGGTCCTGAACTTGCTCAAAATCAAATGAGATATGAAAGATTAGATTGGATTTTAAACTCTGATGATACTGATCCTTTTGAAGATGATGGAAAAAAGAAAAAACCAAAAAAGGTTTGAAACCTTAAAGATTACAGAGAATAATAAAACATATACTGTAAAAGTATATTATCATAAATGTTCCTTAAATTCTATCAATATTAAATTATCTAGTGGTAGAGTTTATTATTATAAAAATAGAATACACAGGGAATTGGGACCTGCGGTTGAAGGTCGTTATAAAGCTGGAAAACTTGGAAACGATTTTCTTCCTTATGGTAATATTAAAGTTTGGGTACAAAATGGTAAAATACATAATGATTTTGGACCTGCTTTTAAATATGAAAATAATGGAGAATTTCTTATGAAATATGTACAAAATGGAAAACTTCATAGAATAAATGGTCCAGCGTTAATATGGGATGATAAAAAAGATTCAGGTGAAGAGTTTTATGTAAATGGTAAGAAACTACCACACGAAGAAGCAAAGACGAATACGAATAGGTTAAATAGGTTAAATTGGATATTTGACTCACCAGAAGAATCACCATTTAAAATGTTAAAGGTATGATTGGAGATATCGAGTCAATGGATGTAAAAGTGGATGATGATGTAATTTGTGTTAATGACCACAAAAAAAGACGTATTGATTCCGGTAAACTTAAAAATATAACCAGTGGAAAAATGTATAAAGTTCTTGAAACGAAAGATTTTTTTTACATGGTAAATGGTAAGAAACATAAAAATGTAAAGTTCATTAAAATTCTTGGAGATAAAAACAAAGAATGTTGGGTTGCTTCTATAAGATTTTTTGCACAAGAAGAAAAAGTAATCAATTATATCAGAGAAAAAAGATTAGGGGATATTATTAAAAACGATTTAGTTGAAATCTGAAAATGGAAAAACAAAAGAAATTTAATTACGGTTGGAGATGGATATTTTGGATGACCACTCTATACGCAAAATCAGACAATCCATCAGAACTTATACCTGTAATATTTTTATTTGATCTAATACTTTGGTTTATGATATTATTAATAACTTCATTATATTTTGTATGACAATAACTAATTTATATTTACCCGGAATTGTTAATTTACCATCTGGTAAATTTGTGGTGTGTAATGAAGGTTGGATACCAGTTCCGCCAGAATTTACTATTGAAGATGTTAAAAAAATTTGGAAACAACCTAATTATTCTGAAGTAAAAAATGAAGATGGTGTGTTCGAAGTTTTATCTTCTAATGGTGTTAAAAAATATAAAGTGACTATTGAAAATGGAACATATCATTGCACCTGTACGGGTTTTGGTTATCGTAGGAAATGCACTCATATTGATCAAATAAAAGAAAAAACATAATTTTTTTATTATTATAAATTATCATATCTTTGTATTCTACAATAAATTAAACTAAAACTAAAAAATTATGAAAACAACAATGAAAATTTTTCTTTCGATGATTCTGTTTGTAATCATTGTTACTGGATGCAAGAAAACTGAAACAGTAACCCCGGAAAATCCTATGGGTACTCTTACTATTGTTAATCCCGGTTGGGCTTCTGTTATTTGTAAGGTAGATATTACAGGTAATTGTCCTTATAATCTTACCGGTGAGGATTCCACAACCTTTAATATACCAGTTGGAACCGGTAAATTTACCGGTGTTTATCTGTTTCCCGGACATTTCTCCATCGATACAATATACATGGATACTGTTCCAATTACGATTCTAAAAGATCAGAATACAAGGGTGATTATTCGTAAAATTCAGGGAAAGTGAAAGCATTAAGAATTTTGAACTAATATATCATTTACAAAAAATAAATACGGGGAATTTTCCATTCGAAGCAGGAAAAAAATCTGATAAACCTCAAAGACAAGGATAATGGAAGAAATAACGATTTACAAGTTTCAACTTGAAACTATTATTGAAGCATTAAGAATTACATCAAATATTCATAATAGTCATGAGAAGAAAACCTGCCATGATAGACAGATAACGCAGGCATATTCTTATGCCAAAAATGCACTAAATGGAGAAAAAGATAAGCTCTATCACTAGCAACATCTTCACCATCGATTGCCGCGTCATCAGATACAAATGCAATGGAGATATATTCACAATAGGAACAGGATTGTTCTTAATGAAACCCGAAAACAAGGATTGGATAATTCCATTTCTTTTTATTATGTCATTTATGACGTTAATTGCAGAAAGAATAATTCGATGTTTAAGAAATTACGAATAGAATGAAAGAAGAAAATAGGAATTTTAATAATCATTTTAGACGAAGATATTAATAAATAATTTTTTTATTTCAATAAACTTTTATACATTTGTAATCTAAAATAGTTTAGTGCTCTGCTATAACTGAGCTACTTCCCCAAGAAAATCAGTTATAAACAAAAACATTAAACTATGAACACAGAAGAAGTAAACAAGACGGCTGACGTTAGGAAGTTGGCTACGGTTGCAACAGTATTAGGTATTACTCCTATACAATGGGCAGACCAAATTGAACATGCCCAAATCCGAGGATGGAAAGTTGTTGTCGGTAAAAATCAATTCAAGGTTGGTGATTTATGTATCTATCTTGAAATTGGTTCTGTATGTCCTGATGGTGTTCCGGAAGAATTTAAGGAAGAAATGAATACCTTAACAAAGAGGTTATCAAAGAATCCATCTGAAAAGAACATTTTGGGTCAAAGGATTGAGGAAATCAGTAAAATGAATACTCGTCCAGAATTTGAATTTCTTAGAGATAAGAAATTCTTGATCAAAACAAAAAAAATTCGCGGGATGATCAGCCAAGGCATTGTTTTTCCTATTGATATTTTAAAGAATGTTGGTATGGATTTAAATACTTTTGAATTACACGATGGGATGGACTTGACCGAATTATTAGGAATTGTTCAGTACATCGAACCAGAACCAGCTAATTTAGGTGGTGAAGCAAAAGGTGTTTTTCCTTTCAATCAATTATCAAGTGATGAAGAAAGATTGGAAAATTTAAACGAAGTTTATTCTACTTTAAGACAGTACAAATATACTGTAACAGAAAAATTAGAGGGTACATCATCGACTTTCTATTTATCAAATAATGAATTTGGTGTTTGTTCTCGTAATTTGAACTTAAAAGAAACAGAAAATAATACTTTCTGGAAGATAGCTCGTAAATTAAATATCGAACAATCAATGAGAAAGTATGCTGAAACTTACGGACTTATTAATTTCAATATTCAAGGTGAAGTTGTAGGTGAAGGTGTACAAAGTAATCTTTACAAATTGAAGGGACAAACAGTTAGATTGTATGGTGCTTTCAATATTGATACTCAAACATATTTTGAATATGAACAATTAATAGAAATGGCTAAGGAAATGAATTTAGAAATTTGTCCTGTTATTTCTACTGATTTCGAACTTCCAGAAAATCCAGATGAGTTATTTGAAATGGTTGACCAATTCAAGACTGTTTTTGGAAATGCTGTCGGAAAATTCTTTGCAGAGGGTTGGGTTTTTGTAGCTAAGAACGTAAGACCTTATGAAACAATTACTCGATCGGCTTTTGGAAGATTATCTTTCAAAGTTAAGTCTAGAACTTACGAATACGGTAAGTACTAAGAAAATCCCCATCAAAAACTGGTGGGGATTTTTTTATTTCCACAATTTTTATTATATTATTATTAAATCAGAAAAAATGAAATTTAAAGATTTAACGAAAGAACAAATTATTGAAATTTGTAAATTGGCTTTTGGTTTTCCGGAATTTATAACAAGTGATTTTAATATTGAGTATTGTCCTTATGTTGAAGAACATTATAGTGACGCAAGAGAATATTTTAATATAACATTTGAATCAAAAAATTTTTCATCTAAAATTGTTAATAGGTTTGAAATAACACCAGAATTAAATGTTTGGAGATGGTTTGAAAAATTTCCAGCATCCTTTAACGAAAAACCAAATCATATTTTAAATCAAAAGAAAATACAAGATAAATTTAAAGAGTTTGGATTATGAAAAAATACCCAGCATTAATTGCTATTGGTTTATTGTTATTAAACGCACTTTTGGTATGGATTGGTAGAATTTATTTTCCTGCTAATTTTCATCCAGAAACTGTATCATTTTTTGAAAATTATTGGGTTATAACAATAGGTGAATTATTATTATTATTAATAGGTGTTTCTGTTGTTGGTCTTTTTATTTTTCTTTGGAATGAAATTAAAGATGAAATTAGAAATTTGTTAAAATAAAAAATTATGGAACTAGTTAAAGATATGAAAGGCAATCTGAAATGTGGAGATTGTGGAGTAAAACCCGGAAAACCTCATAAACCCGGTTGTGATGTAGGGAAAAATGAATGAAGATGGTGAAGAATATTTTGATATAGTTGAATTTAATAAATATGAACCAGAAATTTGGACTGGAATAATGTATGAAAAAGAAAAATTATATTGTGAAAAACATAATTTATATTGTTATTGGGGACCAGATTTTGGCGAAAAGGGATGGGTGAGATGTGATATTAATCATCCGGGTGCAATACATGATTTAAATACAGCAATACCTCAAATGAGACAAACCTAAATTAAAGAAACATTAATGATTAATTAAAGCTGTCAATTCACCTTTTTTACTTATTGGAAAAATCCAACCTCCCTCTTTTTGACCAGTTTCTGGATTAACTAAAAATGGATTAAATTTACCACCAATACGTCTTAAAGAATCTATCATTGGACTCATTTTTTTGACTCCAAAAACAGCGACAGCTCTTTCTGAATAATCAACCAATTTAACATTATCAGATGTTGGTTGTTGTTGAAGAATATTTTTAGATTTTGAAACTAAACTATTGAGTAAGTTTTTATCAAAATATTTAAGTAAATCTTGTAATTTTTCATCACTCAATTGTTGAACATTATAACCTATTTGTTGAATTAAATCTTCTCTACTTATTGGTGAAGTTGATGATACTGGTTTAGATTTTCCTTTATATTTATATTTATTTATAATTTCACTTAATGGATATTCATTGTTTTCATTATCTTTCCATTGAGCTTTAAAACCAGAAGCAAAACGAGTATTTGTTCTATCAAAACTATTATTTTTTAAAAGTGTTCTAACTTTATTTAAATCTGGCTTATCTATTTTGCCGATATGTTGAAAAACTAATTCCTTATCTATATGAGCACTTTCTGGTCTTTCATAAGGTCCTGTATGAGATCCTTTTTCTCTTATTTCTAACCAAACATCATTTTGTTTATCAATAAATAATTTAGCAATTCTTTCTAAATGTGTATCTGAAGCTGTATCATCGTGAGAAAAATGATAACTAGATATATTTGTTGCTAATAATGTGGCATCTTGTATTTTTGAAGATGATTCAAATATTTTGAAGTTTTCGAAAGAAAATATATTTTTCATATTATCAGAATTAATTTTTAGTATATATTATTTTTTTACTATGGAAATTATTTGTAATTTTGTATTATCAAAAATTTGAAACAATGGCAGGAAAAAAGAGAACATCTAGCAAAATACAGAAAGTAAAATGTCCATATTGCAAAAAACGTGTGGATTTGAGAAAATTTACTTATCATAAATGTGTGAAACATCGAAAACAATAAAATGAATGAAAAATCAGTATTGATGTTTCCTACTTTAAATCTTGAAAATCCTTATAAAGTAATGACTTTATATGATGCTCTTCAGAATGTTATAGATTATGTAAGAGAAACAACCGAATCTTCTGTTCGTTTTGGAAATGAAGATTATTAATTAAAGAATTATGATAAAAGTAACAACAACTAGTCCTTATTCGATGTTTAGTTTTGGAAATGAAGAATCTCCTTTAATCAATACTGATGGATATAAAGGTTTTTCCAATATTCCAGAATGGGCTAAATCTCATAATTTTATTGGAAGTGTTTATCTACATGGTGATGTTCAGCACAAAGCCGGTTTTGATATTCCTATTTTTCTTGATGGTGATTTTCCATTAAAAGATGGTGTATATGATTGTATTGCACTTGTTCCAGACGAAGTTAAATGTAAAATGTATGTTTGGTTTAGGGGAATTGTGCCGGGAAGAAGGATGATGGGTTTAATCGTAGATATTAATGATTCTGAATCTATCAAATATGCTGAAACGTGCATGATTGACAAACCATCAATTCTATAATTGAAAATTAATATATAAGGGAAAATACATTTTTCCCCAATGAAACAAATATTTGATTTTTATCAATATTCACAAGAAATTAATCATTTAAACGAAATGAGTTCTGAATTAGCAGGTATTGATAAATTGGGTGAACAACATCCAATGTCCAAAGCAGAAGAAATTAAAAACTTTATTTATGCTGGAAAAGCTATTTTCACTTTACAATCTAGCAGATCAGGAATTTATTTTACCTATATGATGAAACTTCCATCAGAAAATAAAGGAATGACAGACAACACACCACCAAAAAAGGATCTTTATTTTGTTGGTGTATTAAGAGGTCCAAATAACGAAAGTGATTATTCTTATTTGGGTATTGTAGTTAGGGATGGTAATTCTTGGAAATTCACACAAACCAAAAAATCACAAATAAAACCAGACTCTTTAAGTTGTGTTGTATTTAAATATTTCTTTGAGAGAATTATTAGAAATCATATCGATCCAGAAATGAAATTCTTTCATATGAATCTTTGTGGTAAATGCGGAAAAACATTAACAACACCCGATAGTATTTCATTGGGAATAGGCCCGATTTGCGCTGGTAAAATGTCAGAAGAAGAAGAAATAAATAAGGATCGTTACGACAAACTTACCAAAATGAATAAGGAATGGAAAAGAGATGATATTATCACTGCTAGAAAACAGAAAAAAGATTACACTGGAATATCATAAATTTATCTTTTCCAATAATATCCTTTACATTTTTTTTCTTGATTTAAATAATATCTTAAAATATTCATGTAATTGACACATTTTAAAAATTTAGTTAATTCACTCACTATTGTAAATTCTTTAATTATATTTTTATCATCATCTATCATTAATATTTTTTTCTGTAATTTATCTTTAAAATGTTCAGATAATTTATTTTTTGTTTCTTTCGAATGTTTTTTTCCATAAAAAGGATTGTTTTCTCCCTTGGAATTTATTTTATTTTTTTCTCCTATTTTAGCTTTTGCATTATTAGTGTGTTTTTTTCCATAAAATGAATTTTTATCTCCACATCTTTTACCTTTTAACGAATTAGATATTTTTAATTTAGTTGTTTCTGATACAACATATCCATTTTTCTTTTTTGTGTTTTTTATTTTTTCTATTCTTTCTTTACTTTTCATTGAAATTAAAAAGATTTCCGATTTTTTGATACCATCCGATATATTTTTTTTACTTTCTTCTGTATGAAAAAAATGATATCCTCTTGGTTGATTTCCACCTTCTGTTATATTTGTTAAATTGTTTGTTTTTTTAAATTCTGATATCCAAAAAATTTCCTGTTCATTCAATAAATTTATATCACACTCTTCTATTTTTTCTATTTTTATATTAGAATCCAAATTCATATTTATTAATTTTTTTATCCATTGTTCTTTATGTGTTAATCTTTTGTTTTTTCTAATCTTTTCTTTTGTTGTATTAATATGTCTGTGTAATCTGGTATATAATTTTTCTTTTGTTTGTCCAACATAACGTATTTCATTATCTATTGGACATTTTAAACCATAAATAAACCCGTTCATTTTATTTTTTTATTTATATATAAATAGATATAGGACCAAAATGTCAAATTTTGAATAATTTTTTTAAAATTAAACTTTATTCTTAAAAAATTATAAAAGATAAAAAATAAATTGTATTATGATCAGAGTTTTAGCTTTATCTGTCGATACTGACGGAGTCGGGTATTATCGTTGTTTGAACCCACATCTTTGTATAAATGAACCAGATATAGTTGTTGATGTTCGTTTGTTCATGGATGGAACTTTAAATTTGCTTGATGAAAATTTCCTTAGATCTTATAATATTATCTTTTTAAATAAAGTTATACCATTTAATAAACCAGAATACACACCAATGTTTTTTGATCTTTGTAAAAAAACTGGTGTAAAAGTTGTTTATGACATTGATGATTTCTGGATTTTAAATAGTTCTCATTTGAATTATGATACTTGGAAAAGATCTGGTGGTGATAAAAATATTTTAAACATGTTGAAAAGTGCTGATGTTGTAACAACCACAACACCAATATTTGCAGATAGAATAAAACAAGAAAATAAAAATGTAGTTGTTTTAGAAAATGCTGTTAATTTGAATGAACAACAATGGTCATATGATAGAAAATCATCATCTAAAATAAGATTCCTTTGGGGTGGTGGAATATCACATATAGCCGATTTAAGATTGCTCACAAAATCTTTTGAAATGTTTCAAAAAGATAAAAATGGGTTTTTGGATGGTGCCCAATTATATATGTGTGGATTCGATTTAAGAATGAGAACACCACACGGAACAGTTCCAGTAAGTGATTGGAGAACAAATCAATGGACTTTTTTTGAAGATATGTTCACTTACAAAGGAAGATATATAAAGAATAACGAACATAGAAAATTTCTAATTTCATATAATGATAAAAATTATGGATATAAAGAAGAATTTGTAGATGAATTTTACCAAAGAAGGTGGACCAGACCAATTATGAATTATGGACATATGTATAACGAAGCTGATGTTTGTTTATCACCTTTGAGAAATAATAATATGTTTAATCTTTATAAAAGTAATTTAAAAGTTATTGAAGCTGGTGCTCATAAATGTCCTATTATTGCATCTAATTATGGTCCTTATACATGGGATGATATAGAGGGAAAGAAAGATGGAAAACAAAAAGGGTTTTTGATTGATGAAAATGATACAACAGGGTGGCACGAAAAAATGATATATTATTTTGAAAACCCATCAATCATGTTGGAACATGGTGAAAATCTATATGATTATGTTAAGAATAATTTAAGTATGGATGTTGTGGGTAAAAAAAGATGTGACTTATACAGAAAGATTTGTAATTAACCTTCTGATGGTGGTTCATCTTCTTCTGATAGTGGTTCATCTTGTAATTCCTCAATGATATCTTGAAGATTGGTACTTCTATCCAACCAATCGTGATTTGAGTCTATAAGTGTTTCTAAATGAGAAATAATATAACTTCTTAATCTATCAGCGGTAATATTATTACCTAATTTTCTTCTAATTTGATTTAAGGTTTGAACAGCTTCTCTTAATTGTTCTTGAACTTCTTGAATTTCATCGATTATTTCATTATAATCAATATTTTCTTGTTCTTCATTCATCTTATATTCGTTGAATTTCTTTATCATAATTTAGGTTATTTATTTTATTCTTTTCCGAGTATTTCACCATTTGACCATTTAACATATTCTGGATAAATATCACCACTACTTAAATCATTTGAATATCTTACATTAATGATTTTACTATTATCTGGATCATAAATAATTCCACCGGTTACCTTTAATACAAAACCATATGTTTCTGATAATTGTTCTAATTCTTTTATAAATCTATCAAAACTTTCTTGTTTATATTCGTTGTTTTCGTTTAATGTGAATTGTTTAATATGTTTCATAGTTATATTTTATTTTTTTGAACCAAATAACATTGGGTAATAATCTGATGTTAACCCGTATTTTTTTGCATATTCCGGACAATCTTCAATAATTTTTTTGATTGTTTCTTTTCTTGGCATTCCCTGTAATATTTTTATTTCGTCTTTTTTATCACCAACATAAGCTCTTGCTATTTCTGTTTTACCACAAAAAACACTATTATCATTGTGTGTATATTTTTGTTCTTTATTTTCATTAAGTTTTTTGAATTCTTCGAATGTTTTCATATATATTATTTTACTTTTTTAACAAGTTTACCATCTTCGAATTTATAATATCCTTTTCTATAAATATAAACTAAAAATGCACCATAAAATGTTTTACCATTATCATTTCCACCTTCGGCAACTATCTCTGATTTATCCCTATCATAATCAGGAAATTCTTTTCTTATATCTTTATCTTGACCATCCTGAATAAACAATTTTTGTTTTCCTTCATTTATAAAGTCTAAATATTTTTTTACATTTTCCATTTGATGATATTTTGTTTTTATTATATATTATTTTCGAAATCTTGAAATTTAGTAATCATTTTTTCGGTTGTTTTATGCGCTTCTTTCCATAATTTCAAAAGTGCTTTTTCACTTTCTGGCATTATTTCTCTCCATTTTTTATAAAAAATTCTTGATTCTTCTATTGGTAAAACATCAAGAAGAATTGCTTTTTTTGCTTCATTTGGGTAAATATAAATTTCGTGTCCAAATCCTCTACCAAAACCAATGTGATATTTAACATCACCCAAATCTATTAAAGCAACATAATCTCTAGTATGACTTGTTCTTGGTTTATCTTCATCATCGAAATTATAATAATAATCCCAGCCTTCCATATCTGATGTTACCATAAAACTTCCCTTTTGGGAATATCCATCAGCCATACTACTCATATCTCTACTACCAATTTCAGAATTATATTTCCAGTTTGGATTATCTGTTAAGTGAAAATATAAACCATGATTCCCATAGACTGAATAAGAAGTTGAAAAATCTTTAAAATTATCAAATTTCAAAGCTTCCCTTTTTAATGGATAAAGAATGTCCTTTTTGAATTTTGATACAACATCTTCATAAGATGTATTTTCCTGATATATTGCTTGTTTATAAGCTAATGGTTTTTCTTTTCCAAGGGATTTATAATATTTTAAAGGGTCTTTTCCAGCTTTTCTCAATGAATCTTTTTCTGCCCAACTCATTAAATGAATCTTTCTTAATTCATCTGGTATATCTTCGCTTTTTAAATAATCTTCAATGGGTATGATTTCGTATTTTGAAGTATCTTTATCATATTCTGACATTCCATTGTAAGGAAGATCTATAGGAATTTTATTATCAACTAATAGAATTTCTATTTTCCAATCATTATTCCATAATTTCTTTTTTAATTTTTTTTCTAATTTATTTATAATTTTAATGAAAATTTCTTTATCTGGATAAGTCCAAAATGACATTACTTTATTGTAAGTAAATAATCTTCCTGAATATTCAATAGAATATTTAAAACCCAAATTAGATGGTTTTTTAACAGAACTATGAGAACAACCATATTCTCCAATACCAACATAAACACCATCTTCATTTAACCAAGCTATAATTGGTAAGGCATCTGAGTTTTGATAAAAATTTTTATATTTATCTATGTAATCTGGAGATTCGTTCATTTTTTGATCTGAAATTTTTATTAAACATCTATCATATAATGGATAATCAATGAATCCAAATTTTTTAAAGAAATTCAAAAATCTATCAGTCATAACATTTTCAACATAAAAATTTCTATCTTTATATTTATCTAAAATTTCTTTTAATATGAGAGTAAATAAACCAGTTCCCTGATTATCTGATTCTATTGTTGCTAAATCTATAAAATCTATGAATTCTTTATTGTAAAATCTTTTCGATTTACGAACATACATTTTAAACCCATCTATATAAATCCATTTATTTCTATAACCCAATTTTTCTTCACTTTTTATAAAAAGATCAAATAACTTCATAAAATTGTTCGATATTTTAGTTATAGATTGATTTGTCGATTCATTCATAGATTTCACTTTCATATAATCAAAATATTTCTCTTGACTGGGTTTAATTTCTATCGCAACTTCTGATATTCCCAATTCTTCTGCTGCTAATACTCTATGCCTACCATCACCAAAACTTAAGCGAAGTTCACCAGTAGAGTTAAAATAATTAATGCTTACTATACTTGGTTCAAAAACAGCTTTTGGATTATCCCAATTTTTTAAAATGAATTCTTTTGCTCTTCCAACACGATTACCCAATTGATATTTTGGATTTCTAACATTAAATTCAGGATCATCTTTTTCCAATCTATCTAATAATTTAGTAGGTGAAACAAAAATAATCTTTTCACTAGGGTATCTTTTTTTATATTTTACGCGTTTTAAATCCATTAAACAAAACTTTATTAGTTTGATATTATATATAAAAAATAAAAAACAAATTAGAGGAGGTATAAATGCTAATCGTAAAAGTAAAAGATAACAACAGTATTGATAGAGCTTTAAAAATACTTAAAAACAAAACGGTTAAAACCGGAATGATTAAGCAATTGAGAGCTAGACAAGAATATGTAAAACCTTCAGTAAGAAAAAGAGATCAACTGAAGAAAGCAATATATATTCAGAAGTTAAGAGATGAAGAAATGAAGAATGAATAATATTTTTAAAAGGATTTAAATGAAAATTAGGATTATTAAGGCTTTGACCAAGTTGCTTCTATTGAAGATAAAATATTTGGTTAAACTTGTGATAGATGAAAACAAAGAGTTTTTTGATCGTGTAGTTTTTAATTTTTTCAATGATAACGGATACGAAGAAGAACACATAGAAAATAAATTAACTAAATTAATCGAGGATAAACGTAATGATATATCATCTTTGGGTGTGTTCTATGTTCCTAATGATAATAAAATTACTATAAGAATATATGTAAAAATAAAAAACATATTAGATTCTTTTAAATATACATATGAAATAGATAAAGAAGTAATAATAAATGGAATAAGAAGATATAGATTAGAAAGGATATTAGATATATGATTGGTGTATATTATTTTTACAAGAAGATTGATAGGAGGAAAAAAGTCAATATTAATCAATTAATTTCAGAAAGAGATGGTTTAGGAAATTTTTTAGATAAAAATGAATTGAATGATATTAATGAAAAATTAGAGTTTAAAATACCTAATACGTTAAATGATGTATTAGATAAATATAATTTCATAAAGGATATTAAAAAAGAATTAAAAGGAGAAAAAGTTACCTTGTGTGATATTTGTTATTTTGTTATAGATTTAGATTTGGGAGAAAAAAGAGTTAAAGAAGAATTAGATAAAATTAGAAAAAGTGAGGGATTTATAAGATTTCTTACAAAAGAAGATATAGAAAAGGAGAAATATGAACATGATTAAATATGTAGTCGGATTTTTATTTGATCCAGAAATGAATAAAGTTGTTCTTATTTGGAAGAACAGACCTGAATGGCAAAAAGGGTTTTTGAACGGTGTTGGTGGAAAAATTGAAAAAGATGAGGAACCAAGTTTTGCAATGAAAAGAGAATTCGAAGAAGAAGCTGGTTTAGAAATAAATGATTGGGTTGAATTTGCTGATATAAAAGGAAGTGATTATATTTGTCATTTTTTCTATGCACTATCTCATAAAATATATGCAGTAAGTAAAAAAACAGATGAAGAATTAATTATTGCTGATACTTTTACAATTCCAGAATTACATGTAATTGAAAATCTAAAATGGTTAATACCAATGTGTAAAGACAAAGCTTTTAAATTGAGTGGAAATTTATTAAAATCAACAATAGAATATGGAATATAATATAGATTGTTGTAAGAAGGATAGAAATGAACAGATAGGACTGGATTAATTTTATATATACTCATAAAAATAATTATGGTAATATATAAAACAACAAATTTGATAAATGGTAAAATATATGTAGGGCAAGATAAAAATAATAATAATTTATATTTGGGTAGTGGAACGGCTATAAAAAGAGCCATAAAGAAATACGGGAAAGAAAATTTTAGAAGAGAAATTTTAGAAGAATGTCAAAATTATAAAGACCTTAATGATAAAGAAATTTATTGGATTAATAAATTAAATAGTAGAGATAAAAATAAAGGTTATAACATTTCAAAAGGAGGGGACGAAGGAAATAGATCACAACATGGTTCTTTTTATCAATGTTGGATTGAAAAATATGGGAAAGATATTGCTGATATAAAATTTGATAAAATGAAAAATCAAATTAGAGAAACTCTTAAAGAAAAAGGGACAGTTTTTTCTAAATATGGAAAAAATGGAGTTTATAAATATTGGGTAGAAAAATATGGGGTTGAAGAAGCAAATATTAGATTGGAAAAGAAAAAAGAAAAATTGAGAAAAATTGAAGAAAAGAAAAAATTAAATGGATGGCATCATACTGAACAAACTAAAAAAATTATCGGTGAGTATTCAAAAAATAGAAAATTTTCTGATGAAACCAAATTAAAAATGTCATTATCACAGAAAGGGGTTTTACACAAAGGGCATAAAGTTAGTGATGAAACGAAAGAAAAAATAAGGAATAAAGCAATTGGTAGAAAGGTTAGTGATGAAACGAAAGAAAAAATAAAGAAAAAATTAATTGGTAGATATTTTGGTAAAAATAATGTTCCAATTATTATTAATAATATAAAATATGAAAGCGCTGGAAAAGCATCGAAAATATTAAATATTAAAAATAGCACTATTAATTACAGATTAAATTCAAAAAGCAAAAAATTTATAAATTATATATATGATAAATAATACCGATAAACAATATAAGGAACTAGTTGAAAACATTTTACAATTTGGAAAAATAAAAAATAATCGTACTGGTATTAGTACCAAATCAATTTTTGGTTATCAGATGAGATTTAAAATGAGTGAAGGTTTTCCTTTGTTAACATTAAGAAAAATTCATATTAAATCGATGATACATGAAATGTTGTGGTTTCTTGGGGCTTTTGATAATAAATGGGATATGTTTGGAAATTGTAACGTGCGATATCTGTGCGATAATGATTGTACGTTCTGGACAGAATGGCCGTATCAACATTATCAAAAATTAAGAAAATATAGACCAGAATTACCAGATTTTACAATTAAAGAATTTGAAGAAAAAATAAAAATAGATAATAAATTTGCTATTGATTTTGGATCTATTGGAAAGGGTTATGGACATCAATTTTTAAATTATGGTGGTGGTGTTGATAGAATGACAGACGAAAAAGGGAATTCTTTTATGAAGTTGATTCAAGGTGTAAATCAAATTGATGATGTGATAGAACAATTAAGGAAAAATCCAGATAGTAGAAGAATTATTGTAGATTCTTGGAATCCGATAGATTTACCAGAAATGTTACTTCCACCTTGTCATTTATTTTTTCAATTCAGCACGTATAAAATGGATCCTCAAGAAAGATTAGAAGAATACAAGAAAACAAATCATGAAATTGGAAATATGGATGATAATAATTTTCCTGATAGAAAATTAAGTATTCAAATGATGATCAGAAGCAACGATATCGGATTAGGCGGACCATTTAATATCGCCGAATATGCTTTATTACTTCACATGGTTGCTCAGATAGTTCATATGATTCCAAATGAGTTGATATATACTATTGGGGATGCTCATATTTATAATAATCATTTTGAACAAATGAAAGAAATAATATCCAGAGATTCTTATTCATTACCAACAATAAAATTAAATGAAAATATTGAATCTATTTATGATTTTAGATATGAAGATATTATAATAGAAAATTATAAAAGTCATCCAAACATTAAAATGGATGTTGCTGTATAGAAATAATTTTTTATTTCAAAAATAATTGTTATATTAAAATAAAAAGAAATAATATTATGGAAAATTTATTTTCAGCAGAAGAAGCTAAAAAATTACAAAATAGTGTACAAACCGATAAAGCTCAACGTATTTTATCAAAAATTATAAAATGTATTAAAGACCGAGCTAATGATGGCGAAAATAGTTGTACAGTAGAAGAAAGTTTTTTAATTGCAGTTAAAAATAAACTACTCGAATTGGGTTATAAAGTAGATTGGCATAGTGATCAAAGAGATGGTAGTTATTGGAGTATAAGTTGGTAATATGAAAGGTAAGTCATTTAAAGAAAAAGCTGAATTATTTCAGAAAGAAGTTATCAAAAAACAACTTGATATTTATAATCTTACTTGGGATGAATTTAGAGAAATCCAAAAAACCAATCCAAATTGGGAAAATGAATATGTTCTTACAGATGAACAATATAAAGAATTAGAAAAATATTCTATTGATTTAATGAGAAAAATATTTAAATGGAATAAAAGAGTTTGTCAATTAGAATGGTCTTGGTTCAGTTTAAATAATACACTACCAGTTGAATATGAGAACATTAATTCTAACTAAAAATGATTTATTTTTAAGATCTAGAGATAAATCTATTGATGATATAACTAATAATGATATTTCTTTAAGTTTAGATAAATTTAAAAGAGCTGAATTTGTTATTTTCGTAGAAGATAAATATAATTTTAAAGTTTTGAAAAACAGATTTGGTAATAATGGATTACCAGATGAATTACCAGAAGATGTTCTAAATGAAATACGATTACAAAGATTAAATTGGATTTTGTTTTCTTAATTTTAATTGTTTAATCAATTCTTTGTTTCTTTTTATATCTGTTGTATAAATACTACCTTTTTTCTGACCCCCATGTATCAATATACAAAATGGTTCTTTACTATCTGATGAAGCTAAAGTATCATCTATATCAATTGGAAGTTTTCTTTCGATAGCTTCTTCAACATTAGCAACAACATCACACCACCTTAAATTATGTTCTGATATTAAACGATCCAATTTTCCACCTTTTGAAGCTGTTAATCTGAAATTGTTAGGCATTTCATTTTGTCTTTTAACCCAATAATCTAATGATGTTGTAAAACCATAATAAACAGTTTGAGGATTATTTTTAGCAACTTCCAGCCAAGAATCAAAATATTTTTGATTGAAGAAATCACCAGATTCGTGTATTCTGAAATATTTAGGTAGAAAAGCAAAATGAAATTTAAAAGATCTTTCTATTAAATTTACTATATCTTCTTTTGTTTCTTGAGCTAGTATTAATTGGTAATTACTCCAATTTCTTTTTCTTAAATTTGGATATTTGACTTCATCAAAACCTGCATAACAACGAAATTGACCATAATCCATAAGTTTTGGTCTTCCAGTTTGAGGATCATCTACAACCATAGTTTTACATTTGCCGGCTCTTGGACAAGTATATCCAGCGGGTAATGAAAAATAAGGAAATTTAATTTTATCATTTCCTCCAACAGTAAAACCAAGAACAAAATCTTTTGTTTTTTTCTTATCTTCTCTAAAATCAACATCTTTGAGATGAGCAAAAGGATCAAAATCTTCGTATATTTTAAGATATTTCATGTTAGTTATATATTAATTTTTTTATTCGGAATTAATTAGTAAATTTGTAATCTAAATCCAGTAATATGATTAAAAAGGCTTATATTATCAATGTCAATTCTTTAAGAGAAAATGAATTTGATATTTTTTGGAATTTGGGTGGTCAGCACGAAACACCAATTGTTATTGAAGTTAAAACAATTAAAGAAAGTTTTGCTGGACATATTGATCTTAAAGAAAACACTTCAAATTCTGAAATATTAGATGAAGATATTCAGTATATGAGAATATTGTTAAACAATGTTGGTGATTGTGAATATGTTATCGTAAAATAAAATAAAATTATGTCAAAATCATATAAAGAAGAAATATTACCAGATGATTGGGCTGGCGTTAATTTGGATTATCTTTATGTTGCTGATGGTAAAGTTGTTCGAAGTGATATTAAAGGAACAATATCAGATTTGAAAAGGGATTTAAAAAAGCGTGGAATAAGTTGTGATGTTATTACAACTTGTGATATATATGGAAGAGCTGAAGATTTAGGATTGTTGCCAAAAAAAGAAGAAAAAGTAGAAAAGAAACAACCAGAAAAACCAAAACCACCTACAACACCAAGGGATCCTGAATCTTATCTGTTTGTTGGAAACAACAGAATTAGATTCAAAAAAATAGAATGGTATGAAGATGATTTCTGGAATAATGTAATTGGTGTTTGTGGTGGATCTGTTTTTGAAGTGTATGGAATGGGATATAAATTTTCACCAAAAGCTTGGATTTCTGATGAAAACTATGGATATGGTTTTACATTTAAACCGAAGAAATCCAAAATTGATTTATCAAAATTGAAAAAAATAGAATTGTAATTGAAAAAAGAAAAAATAAACCTCTTTTAAATTTTTATCCTTTTAATCCAAATTAAAAAATGAATAAAGATCAAATAAAAAATTTCGTAAAATCAATGAAAGATCATGGTGGTGTAATTGCAACCAAAGATCATCATTATATTTCTGTCTTGAAATTGTTATTGGTGGAAAAAACAAGTATTGATAAAAATATGATAAATGATATTATCAATTTTAATAAAGTTGATTATTTTGTCAATTTTTCAAATTATGATGATTTAATGCAGGATAATGCCGTTTTTAATAGACTTTATATTATTTAATTCGCAATATAATAAGAAGATATGATGTTTTGTAAAGTTTATATTTTATATATATGTATAAAATATACAGCATTATGAAAAATATAATTTATGGTTTACGAGATCCAAGAAATGATGTTTATCAGTACATTGGGAAATCAACAGTTGGATCAAAAAGAGCTTTACAACATTTAATAAAATCTCATTCAGAAAAAGTTAATGAATGGGTTGCTAATCTAAACGAAAACTGGCTATATCCATTAGTGGATATCATTGAAGAAGTTGATGAAATTGATTCGTTATCTGAACGTGAAAAGTTTTGGATTAATTATTATTACAATATTAATCCAGATTTATTGAACATTCAATCAATACCCCTTTTTCAAAATTTGAGAAGTGAAGAAGATGAAAAGAATTTTAATTTTTTAGTTCAAATGATTTCAGATATACGAAATATTCTACGAAAAGAAAGATTATATAGAAACTTAACACAGTCTGAAATGGCAGATAAAATGGGGGTACATAGAAGTACAATAGTAGGTTGTGAAAACGGATATAATATAAATTTTGATATGTTACAAAAATATGTTATGACTTTGAAAGGGATTGATATTATAAGTAAAAGTTGTGGGAAACGTATCAAAAAAAGTAGAAAGAGTAAATAAAATAAAATTATGATACAGAAAGAATATTTCAAAACTTTAGCAACTAAACAACTTTTATCTTTGAGACGAGATTGGTATTGTGAATACCCAAGATTTGATGGAGATATTAAAAAAGATGTTGGTTATTGGTGTAAAGGTTATGAAATTGATACCGATTCTTTGTTTGAAGAACTATCAACAAGACCTCATGTTGCATCCGGTTTAGAAGCTAAGTTAATGAGAAAACTAAGAGCCGAGCATCACATGACAGAAAAAGAAATTAGAGAAGTTCCAAAATATAGAAAAATGTTGTCTGATGCCCAAAAAGAAGAGGAAAAATCTAAAAAGAAAGCTGAAACAGTTATTCATCCATTAGTAAAAGAAATTTGTATTAAATTGAAACTTCATCCGAATCATCCAAAAATAAGAGAAGAAATTAACAGATTGGCTGAAAGTGGAGAGTATCATCACTATTATCGAGAAGATATAAAAGAATTACAGAAAGGTCTTTATTATATGATGAAAGATGGTCGTTGGGATTATTGTTCACGTAAATTTGTCAAATACCCAAAGGGGTATTAATTACAGTAAGATTTGTTTCTACTTTATTACAAATTTCTGGGAATTTTACAATATCATCCATATTTAATTTAAACCATTCATTTTTTATTCTACAATGTGAATAAAAATTTTGAATTATTTTTTCACATTGAATTCCGTGATTTGTATAATGTTGATAGATTACTTTTAATTCACCATCGTTTCCTGTTTGAAGTTGTTTTGACCTCTTTTTAGACGATCTGCGAGTATATCCTATTTTGTAGACAGTATCATAGTCTCTAATGGATTCTATTAAATAAACGATTCCCTGCACTTTTAGACGTATTTTTTTAGTATATATTTAGATGCTAGAGTCAAAAAAGAAAAACAAACCTTAAAAAATGAAATATATAATAGTATGAAGAAATTAAATAACACATCTAATAGTTCTAACTCACCGCCTTAATTCATTGTCTCAACGATAATGAATTATGTGTAAGCAAGACAGAAATCCGAAACAACCAATTCCAATTAGGTATTGGTTGGTAGAGATTACCCTTACGAGTGGTGAATTTCTACAATTTTATGTGAAAGCCTTGACTATCAAAGATGCCTATGAAAAGGCTGATGGATATGCAGAATTGGTAAGTAACGATGTGTTAAGAAATAAGTTAAAAACATTTAAACTTATGTGCTGAACAAGAAAAAAAGCCGTCAAATGACGGCTTTTTTTATTATCCTGTTGTTTCTATAAAAGTAACCTCTTTTTGAGGTATTTTTTCTGGTTCTGAATGTGATTTTGAACGGGCCCTGTGAGTATAACAAAAATATCCCTTGTTATCCTTACCCAGACTTACTCCATCAGAATGTTTTTCTTTTTGAATCCTTTTGGTTTCGATAAACCATGTAATATTTTCCCTTTATGTTTCTTTTTTTCCAAAATATCATTTTCATCTATATCATTTAAACCAACAATAAGATTCATTTCTATTTTGTCTTTGTGTCTATTACTGAAATGTTTATCGTATAAATATTCTGCACAAAATCTAGATCTTCTATCTTTAAATTTATCAATTTCTTGCAAAATTTCTGAATTGTTATCAAAATATTGTCTGATATAATCAGTAGTTTGATCCCATTCTTTGAAACTTTTTTCACTAATATGTTTTTCATCACAAACAATACCTACCAAATCATCAAAAACTTGATCAACAAAAGTTGATTCACCAAAAAGATCAATTTCTTTATTATAACTTTCGTTTATAAATTCACTAAATTTTTTCATATATCTATATATTTATTTTTTTATATCAAAAAATTTAAGTATTTTTATTTAAAATGAGTAATATGACAAATATAGAAATTTTAAGAAAGGAAGCTATAAAACTACTAGAAAACGGTAAATTAAAAGGTAGTAATGCTGTTTTTGTAAAACAAATTAGTAAATATACCAAAAAGAAACTTAATGAATTATCAACAAAACAATATAATTGGTTGAAAGATATTGTAGGTGTTGAGGAATTATATACACTTATGGATGAAACCATTCATGATTTGGATTCTATTGACAACGAAAAATTGCAAAATGCTGATGATCTTGAAAAAGAAGATTAAAATTTTTTATTTGAACATTTTGCTGTATCTTTGTATTCTAATTTAAAAACAACTTTATATGAAAAGAGAACATAAATGGGATAAGGATGACACAATCATTACCTTATACTACACAAAGTTTGGAACAAAACATCTCCCTGTAAAAGATGATAAGGAACTCGCAGAAACAGTTATCGGATCTTCACTCGACTCACTTAAAATGCAGTCATCTAATGTGAATTTTGTCCTTGGTAAGAATTACGGAACTCTGAATTGCTTTTCCAAGTTACAGAAACAGGTTGTTGAAGAACTGAAAAACAAATCTGAAACAGATCTGAAAGATATGGTTCTTGATATTATCGAAAACACCGACAGGAAAGTAGTAGTTGCTGACAGAATTAAAATTCGTCAGGAAATTCAGAAAGAAGAAAGAGCCAAGGAAGATAAGAAAAAACTGGATGCAATTTTCCGCAAAATGGGAAAAGATCCAAGTAAGATGAGGTCGACAGGTGTTCGCCCTAAGCCGCAAGACTAAATTTCAACTCTTCATAAGGATACTGCTGTTTCTCGTAGATATCCTTTTTTCTTGACTGAAAGTGATTGAATAGAATCCCTTTAAAGTCGTGATGAAATTGATCAACTAAATCAAAGATAATTGCGTTTTCTTTGGTTGAGTGTAATCTTAATACCCTACCAATAGCTTGTCTTATTACCTGATCTGATTTAAATGAATCAGCAAAGACAAGATTAACAATAGCTTTTATGTTTATACCAGTGGCTGATGTTCCAAAGGAAGCAACTAATATTTTTATATTTCCACTAGTATCCTCCATTTGTTTTTTGATTATTGCACGTTTCTCTTTTGGTGTAGTCCCATCAATATAATATATGTCTTTATTTTGTATATTATCTCTCAAATAATTATATAATTCTTTACCATATTCTATATTTTGGAATAATACCATTGAATTATTTTTAAATTTATTGACTAATTTTCCAACAAATATTTTTCTAGGTAAAGAGTTTTGAGCATATTTCTTTTCTAATTCCCAAGCCTTTCTACCATTGCCATTTCTTTTTATAGCAAAAACGTTTGATGCGAAATTATAATCGCCATGATTAAGGATTATACCTTTTATTTTACAAGGTGATATTATTCCTAAATCCATTAATTTCTTAGCCCTGATATTTAATAACAACTGACCAGTAACACCTTCTATCATAAGTAATTCTGCACTATCATCGGATGGGTATGTTCCACTCATTCCAAAACGAATTTTTGCATATCCGAAAGTGTTTTTTAATATGGTTTTAAGACTATTTCCCTTTGCTTTGTGAGCTTCATCACAACAAACAACATCAAACTGTTGAAACCATTCTGGGGGCCATTTAACTAATGATTGGTAAGTTCCAATATAAATGTTTGGTTCATCTCCATGATATTTTCTTGGTTTATCACTCATTATTTCATCCATTCTAATATTTTTTAATGGTGTTTTATTTTCGTTGTGATATCCAAAATTATAATCGTTAATATCATTATAAAATTGTGTAACCAAATCCATAGTTGGAACAATTAATAAAAATTTTGCATTTGGATTTATATGAGTTAAATAATAAAAAATAAGGGATCCAAATATCAACGATTTACCACCGGCAGTTGCAACCTCAATTCTACCGAACATATGTTTTAATATTCTGAAAATAGATTCCTCTTGATGCTCATATGGTGTAAAAGGTTTATTGGCATCATCTCTATCCTTATGATCTTTGTAAAATTCTTTACAAAATTTTTCAATATCTTCTTTTGAAATATCTTTATTAATAGGTAATTTATCTTTGTTCAAAATTTCAAATGGATATCCATATTCTTTACAACATTTATAACATTCGTGTAATAAACCAAAATCAATATATCCACCATGAAATTGTTCAGATTTACCATCCCAAGGATTAGAAGAAAATTTAGTCATTTTATATTTAGCCATAAACACATAATTTTTTATATGTCTATTTAAATATAAACGCAATTGATTAAATTCTTCTTTGGTAGATTCTTTTAAAATAATTTTTGTAACATTATCATCTATAACAAATTTCATAATAAAGTATATATTAAACGAAAAGCTTTTTGTTTTTAAATTATCAACTCGTCTATTTAATATATAATAAAAAAGAAATTTCGAATTGAAAACAACAACTATAATTCAGCAATATAAAAAAGAACCCGTGATTGGAACAAAAACATCAAAGGAAATTAGATCTTTTTTTGGAACAAATTTAATTGATATAGAAGATATTATATCTATTAGTAATATATCTATTCAATATTCAGATACCCCAACAGAGCATTATCAATATTATGATACTACAACTTTAGTTAGTGAATCTGAGGTTGGTGTATTTAAAAGTTTAGATGATATTAAATATCAAAATCACACTATTGATCTTTATAATTTGAATTATACATCATATGATAATTTACAATGGAATTTGGTTTTAAAAGCTAGAAATATTTTAAAAGAATATTTATTTTTAAGACTTAAAGAGGCGAGAACATTTAAATCTATTCAAAAAATAGAAACACAAAAAAATGATATTAATACATTCATATATGATTACATCGAATTCAATCTATTAGATAGATATAATATATCAAGTATAGTTTTTTATGTATTATATAAAGATGTTATAAACAATGGAAATGTTTCTAATAATAATTATACGGTAAAGAGTCCAACATTTAGTAATAATGCTTATTCAGA